ATCAACATATATTCTTCAGGACTTGGAATTGGATCCAGAGGAATAGTGCATTGAATCATATCAAATCTATCTTGTAGTAATTGAATAACTGACGACCACGAATCTCCAACAGCAACAATACTTCCAACAGTATTCTGTCTCTTTGGACAAACAATATACTCACCACCATATTTTGAATAGTATTCTAACTTCAACCATTCTTCAGATCCTGTTGGAGCTTTTATGTTTACCCACCCACAATCTAAATCCTTTGAAGTAATTATCACAGCGCTTCCAACAAACTTCTTCTTTGGAATAGGATCTATCGCTTGATTTCTTGCTAGACTATTAACCACTTCAGTAAAGTTAGTGTAAACTTCAGGTAGTATCCCCGATACATGAATGTTAGATAACCTCATCGTAGTATCAAGGTAGTATGCATACACCTTATCAAACATCGCTTCGTAAGAGAAGAATCCCTTAGTCGAGCGGTTAGCAAATATCTTTAAGAGGTTGTCATTGACACCCCTAAAAGGAGCAGGGATCTGTCCTATGTCGAGTATTTTTCCGAGATATGAGTAACCGCTCGTTATCCCAAATAACATATTTGATAAGTACTTTCCATTGAACACAATTCCTTCGCAACCAAGTTCGATTCCATCTATCATATCCTCAACAAGAAATTCAAACTGTTCCGCGAAGGGACCTAACTTAAGTGCTACTTCCTGTAATTTTGTTCGGGATGTGAACTCATCAATATATTTCCATGTCTCTGATTCGCCTCTATACTTAACTGGTTTTACAATCTTATAAGTCTTATCCTTTAAATAATTGGTTAGATTCGTAACACCTTTAACTATTACTCCAAAAGGAACTTTGATTCCAGCATTTATAGCTTCTTCTCTCATTACATACTTGTTTAGCTCTAACTCTGCTGATTTAGAATCAGCACCAAGTATATTCTTTCCATTCTTAATTAAATAGTCTACTGTATCGCCTGTGTATACATCTGGACATAAAATTACATCAGCTCTATCTACATATGACCAGAAGTTATCAATTATCGTTAGTTTGTTTAGTCCTTCGCCAATCCTAGGACGTTGAATATTCTGATCTGAACTATAAAATGGACAAAAATACCACGTATTATCGTATTTTTTGGCCAAAGATTCAACAATTGATGGATACATTCCTCCTTCCATAACAAGCAAGTTACCAAAAGGTGTCTCTTGTGGATTAGAATCTACTTGCTTTTTAACTGATTTTCCATCAGTTACAGCAGGTTCAACTCCTACATTCTGTAGTCCAGCTGGTCCAATATCTGGTTTTGGAAGTGGAGTATCTGTTGGAAGTTCTGGTATAGTAGTAGGATCATATGGTGTCATACCTGGTTGCATGATTGGAAACTCACCCCAGTTGACAGGGTCCATATTATTTCTAACTCTTTCTTCATTGATTGAAGTAAATCCAACCTTTAAGTTGGTTTCTCGTTCTTTTAAAGCATACTCTGCGTCAACGGGAACGTTCTCTTCGTATGCAACGAATAGATTATCATCATACAGCGGCATGATAGCTGAATTGATTCGTTCTTCTAGTCGTCTTAACTTTGGAGTAATAGTATCTCTTTGATATCTAGTTTCAGACGTATCCATATTACTTCTATTTACTTCGTCAGTAGATATTTTACTCAAAGGAACACCATAAGCTCCTAAAATCTCTTGCATAGTAATTTTTCTACCAGTTACATACGACATTTCTTTTGGAGTCATTGTTATAGCTTCGTAAGTGAATCGTCTATCAAGAACTAATAGTTTTCCAGCTTTAGCAGGACCAGAATATCTATTCTTCCAATCTTCTTGAATTCTTTTAATCTCGTCTTCGTCAATTCCTTCTACATCAACTGACATGATTCCTTCAGGTCGACCAGCATTTCTTAATAAAGAAGTTTCAAACGCTTTAACTTGCTCATCAAATACAACACTTTGTGCTATAGCCGCCATTGGAGAGAAACCATAGTAAGAATTTGTTGGATTAGATGTCTTCATATGAACAATTTCATCCACATCAAAAGGAATCTTATCTGGTCCTCTAATTCCAACGTATCCAGCTATAAACTCTGTCTTACTTGGAACGATTCTCATTAGTTGGGAGGGAAGTATCCATAGTTGCGCCGGAATCCCAAACTTATTTTTGATAAGATATACATATGTATTACCTGTCAGTTCTTGAAACAACTGTATCTCTTCAAACAACTGGAATCTTGTAGTCCACGGATTTGGATTATCTAACAATTCAATCCAAGGATGTTGAAATACTTCTTCTATCTCTACTGCGTCATTTAATTTCTTTGTTAAGACAGGATTAGTATGTAACCTAGCTTTAGTTTTTCTATCCACTGGTTTGGTTGCTAATATAGACTTCATATTCTTCTTGGGTATCTTCAAGTATAACTTAAGCGGAACTTTAGCAACTGATTGTGCATTGATATTAGAACAGATGTAGACGTATGAACGGTACTGATGTACTTGATACATCCAATCTTGATCTGGAGCTACTTCATGCGCGGGATATCCCCAAGGAAATTCAAAGAATGTTACTTTTCTTTCTCCTGGTCCTGTTCCTGTCTGGTCAACTGTTTTAACTACAGACCCACCATTTGGTAGTTTCTGGAGTTGTTCTGAACTTTGAACTTCTGGTGTCATAGGTTATTATCCTTCTGGACAATTTTTACATTCCGTATTATTCAAACACCATGTCGGCATTTGTACTACTTTCTTAATAACAGCTAAATTGATTTCTAAATCTTTACTTTTACATTTTGGACATTCTAGATTCTGATCTGTAAGTCGTGTGAAAATGTATCCGCACCCCCTACAGTCAATTCGATACAATTGGTCTTTGAGCATCTTGTTTATATTTCTCCATTATTTCTTCTATAAGTTTGAAGTTGGGTTCATTAAACTTCGCTGGGTGTTCAATTTTTTCATAAGGAGTACCTCTCAGCATTGAGTATGCAATATGATGGTGTCTGTATTCTCTCTTTACTTGATTGATTTGGTATTGTATCTTCCAAAGAGGTTCTGTCCTTATGTATTGTTTCCCATTGATGATACACGTTTGTTTACGAGATAGCTTGAGTGTCCGTAAACTTAAACCCCACTCTTTTAGTTGCTTCTTTAATTCTTCCTACCGCATAGTATTACTCCTTTCAATGTAGTATAGTAGTGGGGAAGTAGGAGTTATTCTTAAATAGGAAACTTCCTAAGAAAACCTATTCAAACTCCTACTTCTATCCCACACTTAGAAGATTATGTCTAAATATATCAGAATTTGAACTATGATTTGTTGATTATTAAGCACAAAACATAACAAATTGTTCCAAATTTCACTTAAAATGTCCACTTTTTACATGTCCCAGTCATCATTTTCTTCGGAATTTGTATCCAAAACCATCGAAAATAATCTTTTTCTTCTCGCTAAATTCGAGAAAGCTATCAGAATTGCGTCTAATTTATCGGGAGAGTGACCGTTCAAAAGTAGTTTTTCATCTGATTTTGGTTTCAATTTGTTGACGCCTTGACCACTTTTTAGTACCATTTCGGTCTTTACTTTGGAAATTTGTCTCTTTAAGTCATCATCTTTCGATAAACAGATAGTTTTTTCTTCCAGTCTACTTTTAAAAGCGAATGCACATTCTGTTCTCTTGTCTGCGAAACGGTTCCATTGCATAGCTGCGCCAGCTGAATGATAAGGAACTACTTTGTGTCCAAGTTTCTTTAACGATTGGATACATGCGCTTCCATACCCACCATCAGCGTCCACAGCAGTAGATGTAACTTTGTTCTCTCTAATTGTCTCATCTAACTTAGCAACAAGCGCTTCATTAGAAATTCTTTGTTGATATACAATCTGTTTACATTCTACATCTTTTAATAGATATGCAGTAGTATAGTCTTGACCTTCACCACTTGGGTCCACGCCTAGCACGCATATATCTTTGAAGCCTTCTAATTTTTCTGGATCTATGTCTTTCGCATCTCTATTCATAGCGTTGTCAACAGACTTATGACTGAAGAGAATATCTTTACTAGCTTCAGGAAAGACGCTTAAAACTTTCGCAAGGTATTCTGGAGATTCCTCTCCATACTCAGCTTTCATGAACTCAACCCATTCTTTTGAGGGTAAGTTCGGATTTACTACTTTACCCGCAAGAACGTTCGGCGTCTGAAGCGCACTTATGGATAGTTTGTTCCACCCATTACTACTATCCGGTGGTCCTGATAAGAAAGTATTGTAGAAATAACCATCCATTGAAATTGCATTTCCAATTGCAAGTATACGAGATTCAGGATTTGTACACATGGTCAGCGCACCCTCAAATACGCTATCGTCTAGTCCTGCCGCTTCGTCTAAGCACAAAAGTAAATGTTTGGAATGCAAACCCTGGAAACGAGAACCCAAACTCTCATCAGCCTGTGACTTCTTCTCAGACGTATAACCCATAATGAAATGATCTGGTTCAAGAGGATCTTTCAACATCAAAGTTTCGTAGATTTTAACTCCAGTTGGAAACGGGATTTCTTTGAACTGAGAATAGATCTCTCGAAACAATATCGCAGCACAAAGTTTGTAAGTAGGAGCTGTACAAATCACAATCGCATCTGGATATGAGAAGAACCACCACAAACAAATTCGGGCAGCAACAAAGCTTTTACCGCATCCAAACGCGGACTTTACTGTCGTTCGCGGCCACCGCATTACACTCCTCCAAATGTCGTATTGTTTCTCCCAACACTTTGTTTTAAAAAAGTAGGACTCAAACAATTCTGGTTTGGATCTAAATTCTTTTATTACGTTTACACCAGCTGATTCAAGCATTATTAGTCTCCACAAATTGTTTAATTTTCTCTTCTACTTGTTTCATATCATCTAACTCTGTATACCAAATTACTAAAGTATCCCAACCATACTTCTTAAAATGATCTATTCTATCTTTTTCATGAATCTCTCTTGGAATATGATTCCATTCTTCTGTGTGTCTCCATCCAAAATGTTCTATCAACTTCATTTGATCTTTATTAGTAAAGTCTGGGTTTCTCCTATCTATAATGTGAGTTTTGTTTCCGGTATATTTCCACTTACCCGGATACATCTCTTTCAAAAGATTTAAGATTATAGTTTCTGGTATATTAGGTCCTTCTGCTGCTACTGCGTCTGCCATCTTTTGTAAAAATTCTGGATCTGTCCAACATTCTTTTCCAGCAGTAGAATGTCTTTCTAAAGTTTCTGGGCTATTATGAATCTGGAGCATTTTTTCTCTATGTTTCGGATCTTCCCACTTTTTCTTTTGAGCTATCCTATTCTTTTCTATTGTCTCTGGTTTATTTAGTGATATCTTTAAACTCTTTCTGTGCTCTTCTGATAAGGGTTTTTTATGTACTTCAGATAATCTTTTTCTATAATCCAGATCTTTCCAAAGATCTATACTTCGCTGTCTATTAACTTCTCTCTGTTCCGGTGTTGCTTTCTGTCCCTTTCTACCTTTACCACCGACTGCCCATTTGTTTCCTATTCCAAAAGTTTTTCTTCTTAAAGTTTCTTTCTCTGTAAGAACCATTTTCTTCTTGTTTGGTCCGCGCTTGTATCCTTTTGGTTTATGAGTTTTCTTTATGGTTGTTGGGCATTGTGAAGCGTATTGACTACAACACAAAGCTCCATTCTTAAACTGATACTTCCAAGGACGGCCGCATCCAAAATCACAAAGACTTGGATTAAGTCTTACCTTTTCTATCTTCAGTTTCTTTTTCCTATGTCCTCTAATGAACCTATTTGGTTTTTTAGTATCTCTACCGATTTTAGTTTCTCTACCGCAACCACACTCGCAAAGCATTTATTCCTCCTTCTTTTCTTCTATTTGTTTTGGTTCTTCTGGAGTAACATCTATAGCTTCTGAATTATCAACTTCTCCTCTCAATCTTAATAGATCCAAGAAAGATACTTGGTGTTTAATCTCCCCCTCTACAAATACTTCTTGAACTGGATTTCCCCATCCCCTACGCTCCAATATGTTAATAGCACTTAACTTATCCTGCAACTTATGAGGAATAGTAGCTTTCTTTCCAGTAATTGGGTCTAACCCGTGTATAACATTGATCAAAAAGTCAACTAACATCTCTCCGTCTCTTGTTTTCTCCCTAATAACCGCCATTAGTTTCTTTTGACCTGATTTAACTACAGATGCTCTTTCTTGTGAAGTATTTTTAATTCCAGCTAAAGCTCTTTCAGTAGTTTCCAGTTTTAATTTCTCTTGTCTTTGTTTTAATAACTCCTTTTCCTTCTTTTGATCTGGAGTTAATTCTAGTTCTGGATTTTCAATAGATACTAACAATTTAGCAGTATCTGTTTCTAATCCTTTTGTGTCTTGAGCTAATTGAAAACTTATATCTTCTGGTCTAATTTCTACTTCTGGAAGTTGTGGGGGATTCTCTGTTTCAAAACATTTACTTTCTATCATAGCATTTAGTTTATCAGAGATTTCTTTAAGAGTTTTATCCTTCATTTTAGATACCTCTTTATCTCTTGACTAATCGGTCCATTGGTTCTGATGTCTTCTATGATAACTTTAATGATAGTTTGTTTAAGTTCTTTGTATTTAGTTTCTTCTTTGAGTCTTTCTCTTACTAATCTATTCTTAATCTGTTCGAGAGATTCTGTTTTCATTTCTTATCTCCTTGTATTGGAACTGTATTCTTATCTATCCAACTACATATACCTTCTCGTAGTACTGAAGATAATGTTGGAGGTTTTAATCCCTTGAGTATTTGTTGAGCTTGAAACCTCTTAAAAGTATCATAGTGAAGCTTTGAGATACATACGCTGATTGTCTTATCATTCTTCAGATTGTTAGTCATAGTATTTTAATGATCCTTTCATAGTATTTCACTCCTCCCAGTATATATGTTCTATGTGTATCATATATTATCTTGTAAATAATTCATGTTCAGCAGGGGGATTTTCGTATAAATAGTTATTTTACATATTCACTACCTAATATCATTCATCTTCAAAATGTAATGTATCAAATAAATCATACATTTTCTAGTGGGGGTTCATGATCAATTTAATTTAATTAGAATCGAATTATACCAGTATTCAATGATTCTAACTACTTACCGCTATTGACTAATTTTTATACATTTTCTAGTGGGGTTTCATGAATTTTAGAATTTAATTAGTTTACAGTACAATTATTTCCGTATGTTTTAAGTTTCAAGTGCTAATTATACTGGTCAAGAACTGTCCCAAATTTTCAAATCAAGATTTCGATTGTACAATTTTAACATCTAATAAAATTGTCAAGTCTTCAATAGTAATGTCAAGAACATATAAATGAGTGGAGATAGATACCCACTCAATTCCTTTCTTTCTCCTTTCACTTGGGACTAGCTCTTCGGAACTAGTCCCATTTTTTACGTTGTTCTTGTAGTGGATATCAATAATTACGTTGTCTTAGGATCCGAACTATACTTGTAGCAAGATCGGATCTTACTTCGTTTAGATGTTAGATTTCAGTTAGAGGATTAGTTAGATATACAGTTAATTATATAGTTAATTATACAGTTAATTATACATTGGGAATACATAATGAATAAGAAGAATTAGTTATGGTCGTGTGTTGGAATTGTGTGTGGAACTTGTAGTGTTTATATATGGTAATACTGAGTAGATCTGTTCCAATTTAGTTTAAACTTTACCCCTCCCCTCCATCGTTCGCAGTTCCGTTCGCAATCCACTTACATTCCAACCAGTTATCCACCCAGTGAGCACCGAACTGTCCACTACTACGTCTTGAACTACTACTTACACACTATATAGACTACTGAACCACCTACTGTCTACTACACAAGTCTACACACTGTCAGATACACTTGCAACACACCGCTTTACTTGGTTAAACTGAAGGATCCGATCTGTTTATCGTCAATTTAACAAGATCTACCGTAGATAGTCAGTTCTGAACTAAAAGATCCGATATATTATTATATTATATTATTATATATCGAAAAGACCACCCAGTATTCGATACACACGTCATCTATAGACTATTTGTAGTCTTTTCTGCGTCATTATAGTGTAAAAGATACTGTTTGGACTACTTGCACCCGTGTGTAGGGTCGTGCGTATGGATTTTGTGGACCAAATGTAGTATCTTAAAGATAATTCAATGAATTTGACGGTATACAGCGAAGAATATCGACGCAGATTCGATCTATGTGGTCATGTTAGTGGTCGTGTTTAGTAGTTTTTCGTCACAGAACGTCGTCAGATTGGGTCTGAAAGTGGAATGCGGTCGATTTTATCCACTACTTGAACTTTTCCAAGACCGCTGAAAAGAAAAATACGAAGAAACCACACGTCATAGTAGTCCCACGCTACTTCAAACAGTTCCTAACCAGAACCCCCAGAACTCAACCCACATCCAAAAACTAACAAGATCCAAAAACTAACAAGATCTAATCTACATAGATCTTATCTATATCGTCAAGATACCAAAAATATATGTTAGAACATATATACGAAAGGGGACCAAGATAGGTTCCAAACCAAACTAAAAAGAAAGGGGAAAGGAAATGAGACAAGTAAAAGACGCAGTAACAAGTCCAAATGGGGGGGAACACTATTCTGAACAAGAAAAAAGACTTATCGCAAGGTTACTACCTACTAAAGACGCTATCGAAGACTTAGCGAAATCCTTGGGTAGAAGCACGGGTGGTATAAGTTGGCAACTGTCTATCCTAAATGGAACAGCACCATATAAGGATAGGGACGCAGTAACCTTGAAGGTAGTAAAAGACTTGAACTTGTGGCAGTATAAGGTTCCAAGGGTTTCAAAAAGATAACCAACTGAAAAGAAAAGAAAAGAAAGGGGTAAACTAACATGGACTTACAACTAACTTTAATCAAACCATTAAATGACGAATGTAAACGTTGGTTGATACATAACTTAATCAACGTCCACTGGAATAGGGGTAGTATATCTTTACTATCGCAGTCAGCAGAGTTAGTTATGAACGATATGGAAGACGTTGGTCTTGCTGAAGAGTTTGACTATGTCATATTAAAGAAAGGGGAATGAAGCTATGATCGGATCTATGTTTGCTGTGTTGGTAGCGGTAAAGTCGTTGAAGGATAAACAGGATAATAAACCTACTATGGATATATCGTATAAACACAACCAAATAAAGATACGTAGACTGACTTGGTGGTTGAAACTACGATATATGTTGGGATTAGCGTAAGAATCGTTCTTGGACAAGTAGATAGATATTAACAGGTTACTTGTCCAAGAACCCAAATTCAAATGTCAGAACAACCTAATAATAAACTGAAAGGAGAAAGAAGATGAAAAGAAAGATGAAAGAACCAGAACCAAAGACGTGTAGTAAATGTGGGGTAAGTAGTATCTTTGTCCAACAAATTCGTGAAGAAGGTCTATTTTGCACTGAATGTTGGCAGAAAGAAGAAAGACCATGTAAAGACTGCGGAAAAATTCATATGGTCAAAGATATGCGATTTGTGTATCCCGATAGGTCTGAATCTACTGGATGTTATAGGTGTAACGAGTGTCAAGAAGCTATATGGGAGAAAAATCGTATAGAACAAGAAGAACGAGCAAGACTTGCAGAGATTAAACGTCTTGCTGAGGAAGCTGAAAGACTTGAGGGATTAAAGAAAAATTCTGGTAAGTGGGTGTTAACAAACGTTCAGTATGGATCGTTCATTAGTGCATTGAACCAACTGAAAAATTCTTGTAACGATATAGTTATTAACAAAGGGATTATTAGACAGCGGAGTAACGATGCGTCATCTATATTTGAATTAGATTTGAATTCGATGTTATCAAACGCTACATTCGTAATTTCAGAGGTCCGGGAAAAACTGAATATGTTAAAGTTATTCGTATCTAACATTAAGCCAACGAAAACTATGCCGAATCGTGTGGGACCGGACGTAACTATAACTGTAGATGAATTTGGTGTTACAGTAGAAGGTAGCGATGTTCCTACATTCAAATATCTACATCCAGATCGTAACTACTTGGATAATAAGTTTATTGAAAAAGATGAATTGAATAATTTGGTCAATGTAGAAACTGCACCTGTTGTGTTGGATCATAAACTTGCACCTACATTTATCAAGATCGCAAAGACCGTGTCAAATCAGTTTCACGTTAATTCATTCCAAGTAGTGTTTGAAGGATTGAAAGCTGCGATTAAATCAAGAACTATGTCAAAAGATCAATCTACAACTTTAATGGATAACATTAAACTGAATGAGGAAACCAACGGTTATTCAAACATAGTAACAACCCCATACTTGTCAGAACGAGACGGGGATTTAAGATCTGTGTTCTACAAGGTTCGAGAAAAGTTCTGCATACTATATATGTTTACTACAAAGACGATTCCAGTTACGATCTATACGAGGGGTGAGCTTAAGACTGGATAAACAAACTTATCGTGGTGGGATTGGAGTAAGATCTGATCCCACCATTAAGAAAGGAGAACAGAACGTGAGCGAACTATTTGAATTTGCAAAAAAGTTGACGTTAGACTATGCAAAACTACTGCAAAACGAGAAGAACTACTTCGATTCAGAACTATGGATCGGCAATTTGAAAAACGAAAAAGACATTTTGAAAACTGAAAAGACAGATGAGGAGGATAAATAACATGGGAACAAGAGCTCTTATACGGATAGACGATAAACCAGTATTTTATACACACTACGATGGGTATCCAGAAAGTTTAGGAAAAGATCTGAAAAACTGTGATAAATCTATGTTAGAAATAGCTAAAGTAGCGAACGATCATTTAATTGACTTCGCTTCTGAATGTATGTTTGATGTGATGAAAGACATAAATATCAAAGATACTTTTGGTGTAATCGAGATAGACGGTTATGATATTCCAGATTGGGAGTATAACATAAAAGACGGTAGAGTATACTACAGAGAATACGATTGATAAATTAACTGGTGGACTAACAAGTCCACTTGACGATAACTAACGGGCTAACAGACAGATTGGATCTATGGAAGGGACTGGCACTCATTTGAATCAGTAGTGTTCCAAGTCAAAGTCTAGATTCAATCTGATACTACGTTGTTTTTATGGAATAGTTTGACAGTACGAGAATACTACGGAAAGGGGGTGAGATCTGATCTTAAATTCTCAAGACCTCCAAAACCAAGATCCGATCCAGAGTGATAGTGAGATCTGATCTTGATTAACGTAAGTAGTAGTAGAAGTAGTAAATAGGAGTATACCCTTCGTTAATACCCACAAAAGTTTCTGTACGCAGGGATCGGATAATTCGAAATCGAAAATTACATTTTGAAAATCGAAAATACAGATTTGAAATCATATTTGAAAAGATTGTAAAAGATCTCAACGAGTTACATGTCCGGGAACCTAATTTAATGTTTAAGAACATACTTACGTGAAACTAACTAAAGTAGTAAAAACCAAAAGAAAGGAGAAAGAAGATGCAAACTGTAATCAAGAATCAACAAATGATTGAAGCTTTAATGCAGAATCCAAACTTTTTAGAAAACGCTCCATTAGTAAGATCTAAAGCACTAGTAAAAAATGAAGGAGGAATTTGGATTGTAGAAAATGAATTACTCATTAAATGGATTATCGAAACTTTTGAGTTGAGACTAAAAGCAGATGTTGTTTTTCGTAACGATATTAAGAAGATTATTACAACTGAAACTTTAGTTAAGATCTGTGACCAATCTTTGAATAGGTTTACTGAATTATTTGAAGTAGATATGGTAGCAAAATTCGCAGAAATCATCGTTAGTTTGTTAACTCCTAATTCGTCACGCGGAATTGTTCTTGGTAAGATACCAGAGACAAACCAAAATAGTATCTAAATAGAATAATTCTAAAGAGTTAGATACTTCCACAACTTGATGTAATTATTCTATTTGAATCTTAATGAACCATAGAACAAGAAACTTTGCATTAGGAGGAGAAAAATGATCGATAATAAAACAGAAGATCCAACCAAATACCAAAAAGAACCATACAGAAGTTTATATATCAACTTCCCAAATAGTATGCAGGCGAAACTAATTAGATTAACAATTGATGTTCCAGAAGATCATCCTCTACGATTCGCTTCAATATCAAAGACAATTCGTTGGATCGTAACTACCTACATTGAAAACTGGTATAAAGAACATCCGAAAGGAGGACAAAAGTGAGAACACAAAAAGAACTGTTAGAACAACTGACAAAGGTAGAAGGAGAAAAAGTAGATGTTTTATATACTGATAGAGAATTACGTAAATATATAAATCGAAAGATGGAAAAGATAATCAAAAAAGAAAGAAAGGAGAAGAAAGATGAAAATGTCAGATAAACTATATCATTTTTCAAAAGTAATTCAAAGACTGTCAAGTTTAGGTGAAATATCAATCAACTTTAGAACTGCGAAGTATTTTAGTTGGAAAGATATTGAAGAAGATCTATCTTACGCAATTGAACTGATAATGGAAATTGAAAAAGATGTAACATATCAAGAACTAAAAAGAGGAATTGAACAGATAGATAATAGTTTAGAAGAGGAGGAAGCAAGATGAGTAAAATAAAAGAAATAATAGAAGAATTGGGTAAATTTCCTCAAGAAGCTGAAGTATATATTTATCTTCAGTTTGAAGGCGTGGGTAGCGATCTTGATGTTAGTGACATTCAACTTAATGAAAATGGAGAAGTAGAAATAACTATCTAGAAGAGGAGGAAGAAGAATGAAAACAATTTTAGATAGTTTACTTGAAGTTTTACAAGAATGTAAAAAAGGAAAAGTTTTAGAAGTAGCTTTAGATCCAGAGAAGATAGGAGTTGGAGTAATTTATGAAACTGTAAAAGATAGTTGTGATTACCTTTGTAAGTTTCGAATTACAGATATAAGAATTCAAGTTTCATTTAGAGATTATTTTGATAAAGAATTTGGTTTAGCAATTGACACTTTTATTTGGAAAAGAGATGAAGCTTATAATCAAATAAGAGAATATCTAAAGAATGGATCTATGTTTTACAAAAAACAAACTGAAAAGAAGGGAGGAATTTCAATATGATGAAAAATGGTAAATCTGGATTTGGAGGTCTTTGGGCCAAAATAGGTAAGGACGGAAACAAATTCTATTCTGGAAATGTTGTAATAGAAACTTCAAGTGGTGTTTTGAATCTCCATGCTAATGTTTATGGTAACGAAAAGAAAAAGAAAGATAAAGATTCAGTTGAAGGAAGAGGAGAACCTGATGTTCTTATCTCTTTTACTCCACAAAGAACCATCTGATCATGTATAATTTTATAGATATATAGTTTATGATATATATATTATATTTATGGGAAGTATGAGATGGAACTCCTCCCTTCGGGAGTTTCCATCCCAATTATGTAAAAACAAAGAGCTAAAAGAACAAAATGAAGAAGAAACATTAGTTGTTTGAAATTCCAGAGGATGAATGTATGGATCGGATAATTCGAAATCGAAAATTACAGTTTCAAAAAAGAACTTTCAGATTTGAAAGTTAGAAGAAAGGAGAAAACATGAGCAAATACAAATTAAGATGTATTCCTTATACAGGAGATGAATTATGTTTTGAAGGTTGTAAACAACCAGCTAAGTTTTTATTAAGTAGATCCAACAAACTAGTTCCCTACTGTTCGAACCACTACAGTAAATGTCCAGTTCATAAACTACGAGTGAGTCAACGATTGCTAAAGCGATATCTAGATCATCCAGAACTTCGGCTGAAACAAGTTAAAGATAGTAAAAGAATTCACAATGATCCAAAAGTGGTAGAAAAGAAACGACAAGCTATGTTAAAATTACATCAAAATCCAATATTTAGAAAACGATATTGGGATAGTCTTCATATATCACCAAATAAAGATGAACAGAAGATTTTAAATATCTTAAATGAAGTATATCCAAATCAGTGGAAATTCAACGGCTGGAACAAACAAAACCACCCGAAAGACGGATTTCTGAAAATTTCAAGACAATATCCGGATTTCGTTCATGCATCAAAAAAACTAATTATAGAATACTTTGGACCGTGGCATGAAAAACTTAGAAAACTAAAAGATCGCTACATCAGTCCTGAAGAAACTGCAGAAAAAAGAATTAAGTTTCATACTGATTTTGGTTTTAAAACGTTGATTGTTTGGAGTAAAGATTTGGTTGATCTTGAACATACTAAAGATAAGATTAAGATATTTGTGGAAGAGAACCTACCAACAGCAGAACACCTGACAAAACTAATTTATACACTTTCAGAAAGTAAAACACCAAGAAAGGAGACAAGACGTGCTGACAGTAGATATGCTCATGTGGGTCGTACTGGCTATCGTGATTCTATGGGGAATCGGATTAGAATTAAGACTATCGAAAGTTGAGAAAATCTTTAATACAAAACAACTAGAAGAACAGCTGAATAAAATGGAATCTTCGAAGAACGTACTGTTGGAAAGATTAAATGAAATATTTACAGACATGAAAACCACTGACGAATTGTTTAGAGAGTTTGAATTGTTCTTATTAAAGAAAGGGTTTAAGAAAGAATGAAGGAAAATGATCTTACTGGAGGATATATAGTTCCAAAAGAGTTTGTGAATGATTTGTATAATGTAATACTTAAATCAAAGATAAAGACCAGTAAAATTTGTAAAAAGTGTATCGTTAAACCATGCTGTTCGCAAGTATGTAGTCCTTTTATAAAAGAACAAACGGAGAAGTAAGAATGGAACCAAAAGAAGGATATTACAAATGCAGTAAATGCAACGGTGAGGGAAAACTATCTGATAAAGTTTATTGTGAGAAATGTCTTGGAACCGGAATAGTTGATTGGGTAGAACAGGTAACCGGGAAGAGAATACCAATATATCATAATTTAACTAACTGGTCCTTTACCACAACTATAGATCCAATCGAAGTTGCTTCATTTGGTGATAATTACAAACGATTTGTTTCATCCAGAACAGAAATTTCTGTAGAGTTTGATACAGATCTTTCTGGAATTTTATGTAACGTTGGTGATATAATTAAGCTCGAATATCCACCAGGAAGTAATCTTAAAAACTTTATTATAACAAGTATAGAAACATCTTCATTTGACCAAAAATGTAAGATTAAAGCTATTAAGTCTAACATCTAACAAGAAAGGGAGGAAGTAAAAATGTTCAAAGGAAAAGATGTAGAAATTAAAGATTTGACAGTAAGTGTTAGAGGAAGAGAAATTAAACTAGGAGGTGTAAAATCTATAGATCTCCATACAGAAACTGGTGGACTAATGACGTATCATATAGAAGGATTTCTGAACTGTAGTCAAGAAGATGCTGAATTCTTGATGAGAGAGTTAATTGGTTCAAACCGAGAAAAACCAGCGAGTGCTACATTTGATGATAAAAAATTTACACTTGATGGAACAGTGTAAAGGGAGACTTAAATGACACAACTACCAAGTCCCGAAGTAATGATGTATTCATTCTACAATACACAGTTAACCAAATGGATGGAGAAACATTCAAATATTGAAGTAGAATCAAAAAAATTACAAATAAAGATACAAGAAGTACTTGTTGAACTTGCAGAAACCAACTTTTATATTACAATGTTTGGAAAAATGATGGAAGATCTAGAAGTTAAAAGACCAGGAACAAAAGAAGAATATCTAAAAACACAACCAAAGTCAAACTAAAAGAAAAGAGAAAGAAGTTGACAAAAATTGACATCACAATGACCGCCACGTTAAGACCCAATATAGTCCAACAAACATTAGAATCTTTTTGTAAAAACTTGTTCATAGAAAGAGATAGGTATAGACTAATAGTAAACGTTGATCCTGTGGGGGAAAGTGTTAAACAAGAAGACGCATTAGATGTTTGTAAAGAATATTTTAAAGATGTAATCTATAATTTTCCAACTGAATCTTCTCTAGCGAAAGCTGTTAAGTGGGTTTGGAGTCAAGTATCTGCAGATTTTATTTTTCATTTAGAAGATGACTGGCTACTGACAACTAAATTAAGTATTGATGATATGATTCGAATTCTCAATGAACATAACGAAATTGCATGTTTAAGACTTCCGAAAGTTGATATTCCCAAAAAAGGTAGAATAAATTTTCTTAGTGCTGTTTATAACTATAAAGGAGATAATCATTTTGTTACAGAGAATCCTAAACATTTTGGATTAAATCCGGTATTGATAAAGAAAAATTTTATAACACAAGCACTTCCGTTTCTAACTGATGACTTTAATCCAGAAAAACAGTTTTTAATTCCTCAAAACGAAGACATGATTCATTTGATAAATTGTTGGAAGTATGCGATCTACGCTTTTCCCGGAATTAAAGCGTTAGTAGTTGATAATGGAGAAAACTGGAAAATAAAGAATGGATTTAGAAAACCGGAATCCGCTTATCTAAAAGAATATTCAACAAACGCATTTACAGTTTGGGAAAAATATGCCAAAGTCTGAAGCGGTTGTTGAAATGGTTGTGAATATTAAATACTACTGGAGTAAACCTGGTTTTTCTTTTAGGAAGATTATAACAAACAAATCTCGTTTTTGTAAAGAGTGTATTGTTAAACCGTGTTGTAGTGAACCATGCATCGACGTTCTTAAAGAAGTAAAAGAACGATATAAAAAATTTGGCATAGTATAGGGGGATTAAAATGAAAAAGAAAAAAGACAGTGACATTTCAATAAAAGAACTTGGAATTAAAATAGGAGAACTAGATTATCAAGAACCAGAAGAGATTTCAACAATTCCTCTCATTCCAAAAGATACACAAATTAGAATACCTGTTTTGAATAGAGTGGAGTTGGTTGGACTTCGCGGTAAAGTTATTGAGATGATTTCAATTGGAAAAGATGATCAAAAACAACCAACTATGTTTTTTGATTTTAAAAAGGGAGAGCAACTGGTAGTTGGATTCAATTATTTTGAGTGGACTGGACAATCCGAGAAAAATAAGAAGAAATAGAGATGAAACAAGACCATAAAGAGTGGATATGGAATGGTGTAACAAACTCATATCGGATTGACTTCAACAAACAAGAAAAGAATATTAAAGAAGATCCACGAAACTGGAGAGATGAAATTCCACCAAAGATTAAGTTAGAGATCTTAAAACAATATCTACCAAAGAAATCGGAGAAAACAATTGAAACTACTTAAACCAGGTAGATTTATCTTAAGTTGTTTACAAGAAATCCAAAAAGATCTAGACGAACGAGAAATCAGAATCAAACTCCAGATTTATCCAAGTACTTCCTGGGGAGTCCCTAACAAACAAACAATTATAGGTGTACCGTGGTGGTATTACATAGACAATTTACTAAACGAAGACGGGATTGGTCTGTGTAATAAGGAACCAGTAATTCAATTCTTAAGACATGAAACGGGTCATATAATAAACTACTCGTTCAAACTTTATCAAGAACCACAATGGAAAGATGTATTTGGAAACTTCAACGAGAAATACATTTATCCACCTAAAGATTGTAGTAAGAAAGACCAGTTGAAGTATTGTTACTATCTTAAAGAGTATACTAACAAGAAATTACATCCAGATGAACAATTTGCCGAGACATTCGGAGTAGTTACAGATTCAGGTCTAAAAGGACTAGTTTCTTTGTGGAAATCTTTAACTAATCAAACACAAAGACTTATAAAGTATAACTATGTAAAAGAAACACTTGAATATCTTAGAAATAAGGAACCATTAGTAGTTAGTAAGAAGTTAGATAAACCAGTAGGGAGGATAACAATTACATGACAAAAAGAGAGCGTCTGATTTATCAAAACGAAGCTCGAATTGAGTATGCAAAGATTTGCTTAAAGAATCATCCTGAAACCAAAGCTTGGTATCTTGAAGAAGATAGAGATGTTTCATTAAGAGAGTATATTGATATATGTAAGAAAAGAATACAAACAATAAATAGGTTGACAGACGAAGAACTTGATATAACTGTAAATTAGGAGGATTGAAATAAGATGATACCAAAACAACTTTGGTTAACTAGAGGATTTGGATTCCACAAGGACAGACTTAATTCATTCGAAATGTCTTTACGTGATGCTAAAATATCCAACTATAACTTAGTCCAAGTATCAAGTATCTTTCCTCCTAAATGTAAAATTATAAGTTCTAAAAAAGGAACCAGTCTTTTAAGACCAGGTCAGATAGTTTATACAGTTCTATCTAGAAATCAAAGTAACGAAAGAGGAAGGTTGATATCTGCGTCAATTGGTCTTGCACTTCCAGAAGATAGATCCGTTCATGGATATTTGACTGAGTTACATACTGAAGGAATGAATGAATTAGAAACAAGAGATTGGAGTGAAGACCAAGCAGCAGAAATGTTAGCATCAACTTTAGGAATTCAATTTGATGGAGACAAGGCGTGGGATAAAGAAAAGGACATATATCGACTTGGGAATCGAGTAGTAAAAACAAGAAGTATTTGTTCAGCTGCAGAATGTTTGAAAGGTGGTTGGACTACTGTGGTTGCTGCATGTATTTTTATAACGGAGTAATCTATGATCTCAGTAATTCTTCCAGTCCTAGAAGAACGAGAAATGACGTCTAACATTCTCAACAACATTTCTGTCAATACAATTAAACCAGATGAGATAGTTTTGATAGATAATAGTAGTACACATGATATACAAAATCTCGTCCCACAGTACACATGTTTGGATATTGTCTATCTGAAACAGAAAAAGAACATAGGAGTTAACGCTTCTTGGAATCTCGGAATCGAACGTGCTCAACATGAATTGATAAGTATCTTAAATAACGATTTAATTTTGAATAACTTGTTTTTTGAGAACATTGAAAAAGTTATGGTTGAGTATCCAGATGTAGGAATTTGCGTTCCAAATACAACTAAAGAAATACCAATTGATAATCCAAATACTAAGATCGCTATATTAGGTACAAGAGAGGGGTGGGCGTTTACTATAAGATCTGAGATAGCTAAACGAGCACTTCCGATTCCAGAAACATTATTCATGTTCTTTGGCGATGATTATCTGTTTCATTTCGCTAGATCATTAGGATACAAAATAGTTAAAGTTTTAAACAACGAAATAGTTCATTTAAAAGAAACAACAGTAAGAAAGGTTTTGGGAAAGAAGTATCAAGATACATTAGACAAGGAAGGAAAAGAATGGAGGAAGATCTATGATAAAATCTATCTTACATAGTGGCGCTAATGGAGATTTGATTTATGGTCTCTACATTGTAAACCAATTAAAATGCGAGAATTTTTATGTAGGAAACAAGTATATCACACCAGAATACTACAAGTTGCTTCTTCCTTTACTACAAGCTCAACCTTACATAAAGAATGTTGAATATGTTGATAGTAAAAAAGAAGTAGAAATAAACCTAGATTGTTGGAGAAAAGCTGGGCGAATGATCTATTATCAACATATAGTTTTGTCTCACATTCTGATGTTAGAGAAAGTTTATAAAATCAAGTTAGAATACAACTTAAAAGATCCGTGGATTTACAATGTTCCAAAACTTACTAAACCAATGGACTACATTTGTGTTAATAGAAGTTTCAAGTGGCATGTCCCTTTTCCATACGATTTCTATATTAAAGATAGAAACGTAGTTTTCTGCGGATTGAAAGAAGAGTTTGAATATTTTTCTAGATTCCTAGCGAAGATAAAATACTACCACCCAAAAGACTTTCTAGATTTTGCTAAAGTAATTCAAGGATCTAAATTCTTCCTTGGAAATCAATCAGTTGGATCAGCGATAGCACAAGGATTAGCGCATCCCCAAGTTCAAGAAATTTGTTTCTTATTACCGAACTGTGTTCCATATCATACTCCACCTGAATACGGTGTAAACGAGGAACCATGATTACTAGAAAACAAATCTATAGATTCTTAATAAGAAAAATATTCAAAGTTCCAGAAGGAGGAATTATTCCCAATCGCATTCGGTGGGTTGGATTTATACTATTCCCGTTAAGAAGTTTCTTTTACTTCAACAAAGAAATTAGATATAGACTAGACAGAGATTGTTTTGAGATCAACGGAATTAGACTTACGTCAGATTTCATTGATACTTTAGCTGCTGAAATGTGTAGGAAAAATATGTTTCATCAATTTGTAAAAGTAGAAGATGGAACGTTACATATCAGAACTTTTGATGTAAAACCATTGATTGGAACTTTGATATTCGATTGTTCCGAATGTAATGGGACAGGAATGAAAACGATAAATGATCCACATTATAGAACCCATGAAGATTTTTGTGGTACTTGTTATGGAACTGGGTATGTAGATTGGACAACTAATATAACGAGGAGGAGTGAAAATGGCAACAAGAATAACAACTACGAGAGATAAACAAGTAACTGAAAATAATGTATCTACTGGAGTTCAAGTAACTACTACTGAAGGAAAACAAACTGTTAGAGTAGCATTAGTTCTAAAAGAAAAACAGAAGTTTGTTATAGGAGGAGTACAATACCAGGTTTTGAAAGCATTAAAACAGGGAGTGTTCATCATAAAGATTAGAGGAATGTCTAGTAAGATTCAGGAGATGGAGAAAGGTTAGGAGGAGAAAGCAAATTTTTGTGTTATAAGATCCTATCTCATTTATTTGGGATCATTTTACATCTAACGAGAACAAATAAGCGTATTTGTTAGCGTATAGACTAGTTGGATAGATAGAGGATACATAGAAGTAAAGTAACACAAGTTAGAACGAGTTTGAAACTGGAAAGAACAAGTAAGGAACTAAAGTAAGTAGAAGTGGATGTCCGAGCTCTTTTAGGTCTGTCCGAAGGACCGAACCCGGCGGACGGGTATAAGATAACACAAATTTCAAATTTTAGGTTTTTTAATTCAATTAGCTGTACAATTCTTTCTTTGATTGATCCAGTTAAAGTTCTGGATCAAGTTCAAATCTTCTCTTGTTTGAATCAAGAATCAACTCTTCCCGCCCGAATTACAGCAAAGCAGTTTTCCAATCTAAAGTATCTAGAAGTAATTAAGCCAATACAACTTTCCTTTCTTTAGTATCTCTTACAAAATGGAAAACCCCCATTCCCGAACAATTCTTTCTTAAATGTTCAACAATCTCTATACCAACTTTTTCATCACACCACCAGTGGGAACTTCCTCGGATGTGGTCACACGAAAAGAGGTAAAATGGTCGAATTTTACATAACAAAAGTTCTTCTACTAATTTTTGCATTACTTCTTTCGAATCATTTAAAGATTTTAAAAGGACAGATTGTGACCCCAACACAATCCCATTGTCTGCTAACATTAGACACTTCTCTCTCATTTCGTTCGTTATTTCATCTGGATGGTTCACGTGGATCATAAGATATACGGGCGAAAACTTCTTCAACAAATTTACTAATTGTGGGGTGATTCTGCTAGGTAAGACGACGGGGATGCGAGATCCGATCCGAAGTACATAAGGATGAGAAACAGTAGGTTCAACGTTTTTTAGGTGAGACATGATCATTTTGAGGTAGTTGTTAGGTAAAATTAGTGCATCACCACCAGAAAGGACTATAGTTCTGACCGATTCATGCTTTTCTAAATACTTACAAATCTGAATTACTTCACGTTCAGAGATTATACTTTCTCGTTTCTTAATAAGATTTTTTCTGACACAATGACGGCAATTAGCAGCACACGTATTACTTGTATAGATAAGAATTGTGCTTATATACTTGTGGATACATTTTGGAGTGATTAAAAATTCTGATTCTGCTAATGGGTCATCTTCTCCACTATCATCTTCTAACTCTCTCGGATCAGGAATAAACTGCCGACCAATCGAATCTGGGTATTGTTCAATGAGTCGATCTAAAAATTTAGTAGTTTTCTGTTGGGGTTTAAACTTTAACCCCTTAATACTCCCAGGAGGTTCTTCGTTCATTTTAGTTTCTTGTTTGTCCTTTCAAAGCTAATATAAAATTCGGAACAGGTAAGAGAAAAGAAAGGAATAATAAACTCCTACCTGTTCCTTTTCCTCTGCCGGTAAGGAGGAGGGACCGGCGGGGTCGAATATGTTACTTCAAGCTCTTTTCGTAACACTTGAGCGCTTCAGCTTGTTCTCTAGAAAACTTAACCAGTTCGTTCGTGTTCGACAAAAATATTGTCACATTGTCCGGATGGGCTAAAGACTTGGAGTTGTCCAGTTTCTGGAGAGTTGGTTGAATTGGTGATGGACAAACCACTATCAGTTTCGGACAAGTTGGAACTGGATTTGTCGTTGCGCATCCCATTAAAAATGTCAATGATAGAATTGTACAAAATGATAGAATCTTTTTCAAATTTTTCTCCTCCATAGACATACGCTTCGTTTTTCTCTGTAGAACTTTCAATGGATTTTTCTACTGATTTTTCACTTGTTTTAGCATCTTCAGATGGTTTTTCTACTACTTTCGCAGTAGTTTCTTCAGTTTTTACTTCGATTTTCATAGTATCTTCAGGTGGCTTAGTATTTACTGCGATCGCTGTGGTAACTTTCGGACAATTCTTCGAAAGTGCGTTGATCTTCTTCTGTATGCTAGTATAATCATTCACAATTACTTCATTCTTCTTTACTTGATCTTGAAGTGCAGAATTATGTTGATTCAACGAAGCAACTGTAGATTTCAAATTAACATTTTCTTGTGTTAAAGCTGTAACTTGAATCTGTAATCCACCACATTTTGTTTTATAGTAAAACAGTGTTCCACTCATAACTAGAAGTAAAAGTGCTAGAATTGCGATAGCTAAATTCTTAGGATTTGCTAATAACGTTAACCACATAACATTCCTCCTACAGCGGTTTATTCATCTTTCTTTTCTTCAACAATATCGTCTTCACTCAACATCATCACTCCAGCCGGAACCCAGATTTCCAAAACTTCTAGATCTCCTCGTCCAACATTTCGCAGTGAGTGCAAATCTCCACATCCGATTTCAATACACGATCCGCTTGACAAAGGAACATTAACTCCGCAAAGAGTTGCTTCTGCAGTTCCTGACAAGATATACCAGGTTTCTTCATGTCCTTCGTGCGCAACATATGGAGTTGAACACTTTGAACGAAGCACCAAGAGTTTAGTAAGCGAACAATGGGTGTTTCTGACACAACATCCCTCCTGACTGAACTCATAACATTTGTTTAGATATTGATAATATCCATATTCTGTTTCAATCTTCTGGATAGGAACGTTCAGCACAATCACGACTACCCTCCGCGTGCCCAGCAAAAGATAATAATTACATATAGCGCCACTATCATTATTTTTTTGATTGGGTCTGTTTCTTTATTGAAGTCTATATAATCAAACAGAAGTTGGCGTGTGATATGAGCGTGACAAACCCCACAGCTCACAAAAATCAGCTTACTAAAAGCTAACGAAAGAAATCCAAGTTTAGCTGCTGCAGGAAACAAAGCTTCTGGAGCAAAAAATCCAAGAAGCAACATGCCTACTAAAAGAATGCAATCAAATCCCACTCTCTTCGCGTTGTACCTAATGTTAGACCATTTTGAAAATCCGTTATTCATCTCTCTTCCTCCCTTTTTATGTTTGTTCCTCCTTTATGAACTTGGATCACAATCGAGTGTTGCTCTTACTACGTTTGTTCCATCTGTATAAACTATAGCTGCTCTATCTCCACCTACAAGAATTCCTGTTCCTGTTGATCCTTTAATAGTTATATTATAAGTCACTGATCTATTTATGATTGTCCATACTCTATACGGAATTAAAGGAACTATAACATTGATGTTTCCTGTTAATCCACCATCTACAAAATCAAGAACTCCATAATCATATTCAGAAGAAGTTAATGTTACATTTGAACTTCCAGAAACAGTTTTACTAAGTCCAGATAAAGCGTGACCAAGTGTTTGATCTAATGATTTAATAAATTTTTCAGTAAGTAAAAAAGGCCAATCTTGATCACCGTCTTGAATCTCATACCATTGAAAATTTGATGTCCATCCGTTGTTTAAGATATAAGACTTTCCAGATCCACTTGTTCCTGTATAATTTACAGCTAGTGTAATTTGAGTATCTGAATCTACTGATGAGATGGAGTATAATACATCTTCATCTTTAATCTTAAAAATCCAGTCAGAAGTAACAGATGACATCCAACTAGTTCCAACTCCAGTTACTGTTGGATCTCCATTTGTTACTGTTGCTAGACCCACTTTATATTGCATTCAATACTCCTTATGGACAGTTAGCTGTTACTCTCTTAAAATTCTGAGTTGATGTTTGATAAACTATTACTCGTTTTGTTGGTGGTATAGTTATATCTCTAGTAACTAAAGCTGGAGAAGATGGCCAAGCTCCTGTTGTAGGATGAGATATATATATATTCTGTCCACCACTTGTATTATTATAGATAATTCTTTGTAATATTGCATCTTCAAAATTATTATAGACTATATCTACAGGATTACCTAACGTTCCAGTAAACTCAATAATAGGTGATCGCATCTCTAAAACAGAAGGAAAGTAGATCAAATTCGCATACGCAGAAATGTTTTTTATTACTTTAGTATTCAATATTAAACTAAATAACGTATCTACTTGTTTAATAAAGTTGTCTCTAAAATGTGATACCCACTCTGTATCACTACTAAATAACATTGGAAATTCACACCATCCAGTATGACCATATAAGATAATCTCACCAAAACTCCAAGAACTCGTCCATGGAGTAGTTAAAGTAATAGTTAAACCATCTAGTTCATACCAACCACCATAGTTATGCATTACTGCAGTAGAATAATCTACAGATCCAATCTGATAATATTTTTCTGCACCAGATATATACATTAGGATAGATCCTGGAGAAAGATAACAAGATTGTGGTGTAGCTCCACCAAATACTCCAACATTTGTAACAACTTGAGATCCTAGGATTGAATTTCCATAAATCCATACGTATTCCATATTATCTCCTATGGCGTTCTATCACTATCAGAGGTTATTCTTACTACGTTTGTTCCATCTGTATAAACTATAGCTATTTTACTAGCAGCTATAGTTATTCCAGTTCCCGTTATTCCCTTTACAGTAATTATATCAGCTGGATATCTATTATTAAAAATAGTATATAATCTTTTAGGTAGTAAAGGAATTATAACATAAGCTGGATCTGAATTATCTACTTCATACTGATCATAAAAATATCTATCTCTACAAACTTCATCTAATCTCACCGATAATCCCCATGTTAAAAGAAATTTAACATCTTTGTTTCTATTTCCAGATTCTATTAAAGGAAATTTTAAGTTAGGAGTTATACTTACGATAAGATAATTTCTATTCGCTTTAGTTAATTCTGCATAGTTTGATTCTAGAACTAAAGTAGTATCATTCGTAATTGATAAAACAACATATATATTATCTTCATATTGTATCTTAAATAGATCTCCAGTAGATACATTCGCTACCCAAGATGTTCCAATTCCAACTACTGTTGGTGATCCATATGTTACAGATACAGTTCCTATTTGATAGCTCATTATTTACTTTGCTCCATTAAAGATAGTAGAACATTACTTACGTCCATAGAATCTACAGTATTATGATTATCAATCTTTAGATTATAAGTATACGTAGTTCCTGCTACTATTATTGTATCAATAAATATTCCTGATACTGGAATAGAAGTTCCATTTAGTAGTTTATTATTTGTGTATGAGTTCCAAAGAACTTCTCCGACTCCAGAATCTTTGTATATGTTAATATCAAATTCCATATCTGAACTTACTGCTTCAACACTAAAACTAAATGATACTTGAATAGTTCTACCTGAAGATAATAAAGTAGCTGTTTGAATCTGAACTTCTGAAGTAGAATCTATAGTTAGTGGTCCTGGAGTAGATACTTGACTAGTATCTTTTAAGGTATGTGTGCTTACTTGAGTTGTATAACTTGAATATGATCCATCAATACCTTGTCCTCGAAGTTTAACATAGTAAGTTGTATCTGATAAAGCATCTAATACTACTTGATTATTTAATCCAGTATATTTAAGTGTTGAAACTCCTGGAGTAAAACCATTAACAGTCGACATATGAACTTCATATAATGCTGTATATCCAGTAAATTTTCCTTGAGATTGTCCAGAAGTATTATCCCAAGATATAACAACAGTTCTTGATGAAGCAGTAAGAAAAACTCCAGTTGGCATAATATATCTTAATGGATATTCGTTACTAATTTGAATAGAAGCAGATGTATTACTTTTACGTCCATACTTATCTCTAGCAATTACATCTATAACAAAATCTGTAACGTAGGTTCCATTATTATCTTCCTTATTCTTAACTTCTGTATAAATATAGTTTGGAACTTTAACATATTCAGTTCGAAGAAATGATAGATTTCCCCACGGATCATCCCAATAAACTTTTATTTCGTAATCTCGGAGCCATCCGTCAATTCCTTCTGAACCAGCTCCATCTTTTTCTTCATTAGCATTTTCATCAGTTGGTAAAGTAAGAGGATTCCAGACTAACTTTATATCAGGAGTATCTGAAAATGAAGACATATCATCCCAATATAAATTAGCAAATCCAGCGTTATTTCCTCTATCTATTCCAAGACCAGTAACCATCGGAACTGGTTGGTTTAATAAATAATCTGGAATGTTGGTTGTAGTAATTTGAGCTGTTGGATTTGGTGGTGGAGTTACAAGACCCACAGCATTTACACCTTTAACCATTACTTCGTAAGTCTGGTTGTAGTCTACATCATAAATGTTATAACTTGTTGTTGGCGTATTTCCATCATGTGTCCATACTGGATTTGAACTTGTTATATTTCTATACCATATTTCAGCATACCCATAGATAGAAGTAACATCTACATCAAACGTTACTTGTATACTTCTTCTGATGTTATCATTCTCGTCTATCGGATCATATTCAGTCAAAACTAAATTCGATATAATTACATATGGATTAAATGGAGGATTGTAGTCTGGTATGTTTGGAGTTCCGTCTACATAGATTTCCGGAATATATTCTATTCCTGTCAATGAAACTGTTTGATCTCCTTTTTTAGAAACTACAATAATTCTATAATCTCTTACTGTATAGTTTAACTTACCGAAAGCGTATACGTTATATAGAGTCGGAACTTCACTCCAAGAACTATCTACTGTTAAAGTAGTATATGTTCCGGGTGCATTGGTAATTCCTTTAGTAATAACCCCACCTGTTCCAGACTCATCATTTAATCTAACTAGAATTTGATAACTTGACGTTGAATCTATAACTACAGATTTATCAAGAGTTACTCTTGGTGTTGGAGAATTGGTTGCAGAAACTATTCTACCTCCAGCGTCTCCCCATTCTGGTGAGTCGTGTTGAATTCTAACAACATCTCCAACAGTACACGCGATAGCATCAATATCTGCATCAAAATCAATTGTTCTTTGAAGATATTTATTACAAAGAAGTCTATAATTCGCTTCTCTCCACGCTTGACTTGGTCTAGTAACACCGATCAACTGAATAGTTGTTTTGTTTGTAGTTGGATTGATTGTTTTATCTTCTAAAGATATGTTGTCTCTGTCATAGTTATCATCTTTGTTATTAAAGTCAATTTCAATATCGGTAATTCTATCATCTAAACTCATGTAAGATACCTTGAATGAGTCAGAAACTATATTTCCAACACTAAATAACTGAACTGGAGTAGTAACAAGTTTATCCACAAATACAGATAGCATTCCACTTTGATAAACTAAAACGGCTCTAGCAGTTTGTGCTACTGTTAAAGCGTTTTCCCATACAGTCTGTTGAGTGTCAAATACGCCATCAAACAAACATCGTTTCTCTGTTCCACTTTCTCCATCATCTACAAGTTCATCACAAAAATCTGCCCAATCCATAAATGCAGCAATGTCTACAGTAGATGGATCAATTCCTTCATATCTAACTATTGTATTTGCATCATTCCAAACTGGCATTGTTAGAACATCAAGACATACCCAAGCTGGATTGTTACTCCACTCTACTGTGTAATGCGAAGTAGAATCATATACTGCTACCAAAGCTCCTTCAACTATACAAGAGAATCTTGCTGAACCAGATAACTGATTCGTAGCCATAGCATGTATTCCAGCTAAAGCAATTCTAGGATATGTAAATGAATTATCAACAACTTCTCTAACTGTTGTAAGTTTAAAATCATTCATGGTTCTGGTGTCAGTTGAGTGTGGAGTTAAAGAAGTAATTTTAATACGATACTGACCTTTTCCACTAGTAGTTAGACATCTCCAAGTATTTCTAATAACTTGACTTTGACCAGCAGTCATTGTAAATGTAGATACAGTATTTGCTGGAGTTGTATATGTTTCTCCAACTATGAGCCAGTGCCAACGTAGACCATAGATTTTGTTTCCTCCACCATCTACAAAATTACCAGGTTTTCCTTCGTAAATTGTAGCACTATCATTTGGATCTATAGCTACCCTACTGGTTGATCCAGAATAATACTCCATCCAAGATTTGATTCCAGCACCATCGTTTGGACTAACTCCCAAACTCCATCTGGGTGTTGATATGGTTCCTGTAGTAGAAACAACTTGATGTGTTAGTGGACTCCAAGTAGAATCTCCAACTTTTTGAAGTTCAATTTTGTATGTGAAGGATTGTGCAGTTAAACCACCTTGATCATTAGCATACCATAATCCATTTGGCCAAGATACTTCTACTTCTAGAGAGTCAAAATCGTTTCCAGTTGTAGTATAGTTGCAAGGAGTTGTTGTATCTATTTCAATACTTAAAGGATATTCAGTTTTCAAAGAATTAAAATATGATACTGCTGGTTGAGATAATCTTCCATATCTAACTTCAGCAGAAACCTGATTCAGATTTTGAATTGGTTGTTCATTTAACTGAATATCATGAATGTCTTTAATAGGACCCATACCAAGAGAGATCAACATATTTAACCATTGTTTATCTACAAACGGTTCATTAACATTATCAACATATACATCAATAACATTCCCATATACTTTCATGGTTCCATAGATTTTTGGAATTGGAAGACCTGGAGTCTGTGCTGTTTGAGGAGACCATGAATATACTTGAGATGAAGAAGTAGATTCTCCTGAACCCGGAATAGATGGTACATGTGATATCATGGATACAATACCACCCAATAGCATTCCAGCACCCATCATAACTAAAGGAAGACCGAATGGTGTATACCATGTAAGAACACCAACAACTATCAATACAACACCTATAATAGCTTGAATTAGACCTTTTCCACCCCCACCCCCACCACCTTCTATTTTGGGAACAATAACTACTTTTGAACCTGGAGTTGGAATAAAAAACTCCCAATCTTTTTCATCAACAATATGACCATTCACTGAAATAATTACATCCAAATTATCTGGGAATATGTTATTTTCATTCTTATACTGGAGTAACGACTTTCTTTCGTACGGTTGTCTTTTGATATCTTTAGAAGTCCTATTAAAAGGATTCCTACAAGTAGAAAAGATTATATCTTCTTGCTTCTGTATTAGTTCCATATTATATCTCTTTTGTCCTATAGAATCCTTCGATTCTTCTCTCCCAAAGTGGTGAGTCAAGTCTTTCTATAGCTACACCTCTTTTAACTGAAAGAATATGAATAAATCGTCTTGAGTCGCCAAGAACTACACCCATGTGTGTAGAATAAGGGGGTAGTAGAGAAAAAATCACTAACGCGTATGGTTCTGGTTTTGGAATCTTATCAGTATAAAACAACTTGTTCGCTTGGATAAGCTCATGCAGATCTTCTACTGATTCTTTTCCGTCTAGTGGCCACTTTGGGATTATTCTTCCAACTCTTTTGAGGACCTCCACGACCAAATGATAACAGTTATACTTATCATCTTCCCCACTAGCACCAGGAGCGAATTTCTTTCCAAGAAGATCTGATAAATTAAGCAACTCTCAGCCTCCCCGCTTGTAGTCCAAGAAATCCTCCGAAGTTTGGAGTATTATTATGAAGAACACAATCTGTATGATTTCCAGCACAAGTAGGTAACCCGCCTCCATACTTACATTCAACCCCTTTGTAATAGAAAACCCACATACAGTTTTGAACCATGTAAATATAAGGGGGATGTCTTTTCTTAAGAAGATTTGGAACACCAAGAGTAAAGTTACACCATTGATTATCTGTATTACAAACTGTAACGTTATAAACTCTATAGAAAGCCGGATAGTTCTCGTAAGATTCACCCAAATTAACGGAGTTTACAACTATAATGGTTACTTTAGCTCCAACTCCACCTTTGTATTGCTCAGCATATCCCTGCATAATTCTAGAAATGTTGCTAATTCTTAAACTTATAGTTGGGATCTCACCTTTATTTGTAGTTTTATCTATATCTATCTCGATTGGAATTGGAGTATATGTATGACTGCTAGGACCTGTAGGCGGATAAATCACTGGTTCTGTATTGTTAGTAATATAAAGAGTGGTTGCAGGAGGGCCAGAAAAATATACTTGGAAAAGAGTAACAAACGCAGAAGATGTAGCTAACTTATTCTTTTCAATAGTTAAGGATAGTGGTAGATTGGACATAGATCCCCCTTTTGTTTGAATTACACTTGGTTAAGAGTAAATTCTTCTGAATTGTAGAAGACATCACCGCTGGGATGTTTTATAATAGAATTGAATACTGGAGGTGCTGCATATCTTACTTGATATGTAACATTATCTAAAGGACAAGTCCAATCGAATGCGTCAGCACCGCCTTTAACAGTAGTGTCTATAAACGTAGCAAGAGTTGACATATCACCAGGTGGTATCCAAGTATATTTCATCGTCCATTTCTTTCTTAAACGAGTATATTTCTGTCTAGTATTCTGATATCCGCCTTCGAATTCAGATCTAATAACACTGTCTTCTCTTTCTAGCTTTATAGTATAAGATACATTACGGGATAAAGTTGGATACGCCATTAGGAATTCCTCCGATTCTTGTTAAACATCTGGTAAAGAACTCCGTTTTTGTTTATGTTAGTCATAATTGCATTAACTACAAGGGTTTCGCCATCAAAACTAGAACCTGTTTGTTTCATATTAACATCTTCACCAGTTTTATTTTGAAGGTTAATTACAACATTTGGAGCTTTACCGTTACCTCCACCTGATAAAGTTACTGGAATTGACCTTCCGCCTGATAGTGGAACAATAGCTTCAGGACCAGCTTCTCCAACCATACCTACTGTAGGTCTTGATTCGACTCCTCCAGACTGGAATCTTTTAATAGGAGTAAAATGACCAGGAAAAATTCCTCCCTCTGCAGCAAACATCATTCCAATACTTGAAGATGATAAAATAGCAGCAGCAGCAGTAGCACCAGAAATTACTTCTGTCGACCACATTTGTCCAGCTAGAGGAATTTGAATTGAGAAAGCTTCTATCGCACCCATAACTGGAGTAACAAATAGGTCTCCTGCTAGAGGAATTTCAATTGAAAACGCTTCTATAGCTCCAAGAAACTGTGAACTTAATTCAGTACTAGCAGTAGTTATAGTTGTAGCCGCCGCAGTAGCAGCAGTAGCTATAGAAGTTCCAGAACCAGAAAGCATCTTCGCTATATCTGGTCCACCGCTACTCGCCATTGATTTCGCCCAGTCAGTTTCAGCAAGTGCTTTAATAGCTTGTTGAAATAACATCACTTGACCAGTCTTAATCAACAATTTCGCTAGATTCTCTCCAAAGCTCTTAAAAGCATCGCTAGCTTTAGTAAAATCTTCTAATGCGTCAGTTGATGCACTTATAAAACTATCTAAAGTAGTATTAGTAAAATCAGCTAACTGTTTATTTACGTTACCTTGAGCTGCAGACCACTTTTCTAATCCATACACAAATGATTCAGAAATAGTAGCTGTTCCAGAAGTAATCTTATTTTCTAGATTAAGCAGATCTCTTAACTTTACTAGCTGTTCATCTTTTATTCCCCACTTACTGAACTGTGCTATTTGTTTTTCTAATCTATCTGATAGAGCGAAATAATATTGTATACTATTTATAACATTCATACTAGAAAGTTTTTCGTAATAATTTATTTGAGTGTCTATTCTTTGCTGTTTTTCTAATTCAGCGTTCAGAGCTATTTGGGCGTCTTTCTTCTGTAATTTTCCACGAAGCGAAGCTTGATAATATGATAGTTCTTTAGTATCTAACAAGTCTCCTTGTGCTTGTAACTGATTGATTTTTAAACGATCTCTAGCTATTTCATCATCAATAGCCAGAATTTGGTTTCCTTGTTGTATCTTCATTGCGTCATATGATAGACCTTTAGCTGTTAAAGTCTCGGCTACTATAGCTGCATTAGCTCTTTCTTGTTCTCTAAGAGACAGTAGTCTTTCCAAATTTACTCTCTCTTTAGTAATGTTAAGTATTCTATTATTTACAGTAGATTCTAAATTTAGGTTAGATATTGTTTTCTTAATTTCTTCTACTACCTTCATCCACAATTCAAGTTGAGCTGACATTGCTGTTTCAGGATCTTTCATTAACTTGTTTACTTCTTGTTGGGCAGCTACAAACTGTTCTCTTTCAATACGAAGACTGTTTTCTGTTTTTAACATATCTTCACTATGTTTTAACTCAGCAGCATAGATTTCAGCACCAACTGTTGGAGCTAACTTTCCTCTAATAGAAAGACTTTTAATTGTTTCATTTAACTCTTCTAACTTAATTTTTTCCTCTGCTAGTTGATCTGTAGATTTTTTAACTTCTGCATTCGAATGTATATACTCAGAAGTTAGTCTAACTCTAGCAGCAGAAAGTTGTGCAGCTGCTGCAGAGGATCCACCCAACGCAGCTAACTCTCCTTGCTGTTGTAGTAGAGTCCGAGCTTGTTCCCGATTATGTTCTATAGTAGCAGCTAGTTCTCTAATTCTAGCAGCTTCTATTTTTCCTTGATATTCAAAGTATGCTGAAGCTCTATCTTTCTCAGCTTTCTGTAAGTTTCTTGTAGCTTCAGTCATCTGCTGAATAGTAAATGGAGCACCGCCAGCAAGTTTAGACTTATCAGCAGCAGCTTCTTCAGCTTTCATTCTATCAACATCTTTTTGTTGTTGAGCAACTTTGATGTCTAGAACTCTCTTGTTAGCCTCCCATTCTTTGTCTAAAGCTATTATAGACTCTCTAGCAATGTCAGCTGGGAATGTATACTCTTTACCAAGAATTGCTAAAGTTCTATCTCTTTCGTTATTAGAGTCCATAATAACTTGTTTAAGATGAGCTTCAGCTTCAAATAATGATGTATATAATTGTTTTGTTTTAGCTGTATATTCATTGATAATAGCTAGATTTTTCTCTGCGGCAGAAGGTCCTGGTTGAACAGCAAACGCTTCAAAAGCTTTTCCCTCTGCTTCTAACCTCTGGTATGATTCTTTTTTCTTAGCGGCTTCTGCAGTTCTTTTAGCTTCCTGTTCAACATCAAATATCTCTGATCTCCAGTCATAGAACTGAAGTTTTCCACCACCCTTTTGATATTCTTTAAATCCTTCAGCTTGTGCTTTCCATGATTCTGTTCCCCAATGTTTAGCAAAATCAGTAACTTGTTGAGAGAAGTCCCTCATAAGTTTAGCTAACCCTGTAATAACTGGTTCAAGAACTACAGGAGTTGCTTTCGCAAGTGTAGCTGTCATATCTGTCCACGCAGCTTTAAACTTCTGAACTGATTCTAAAGCATCCGAAGTAATACCAAATCTCTCGGCATAGTTCTCAGCTTTTTCGGCCATTTGTGCATGAATAACTTCAAGACCTGTAACTGGAAAGAGTCTCATCATTTCTTGCATCTTAGCTGATTCTCTAACTGTAATCAAACCAGCTTGAACGAACGCTCTAGTAAATCCAGCAACCTCGCCTTTAATCAATTTATCAAATACTTCTTTAATTCCTTCAGCTGTTGTTACTCCCATTATTCTTGAAACAATATTAGCTGTTCTGGCGGTCTCCGCAATAAAATCTGCGCTCATTCCTCTAAGCATTCCAAGAGTAGCAGCTTGTTGTCTTTGATATCTAGCTAAAGTTCCTCCAAGAGCACTATTTATTCTAGCATCTAAAGAATCTGCGTCTTCGCCCATCTTTGTTGTGGTATTCTTAAACATCTCTTCTATTCTAAGAACTTTAGCACCAAACTCATCAACTTTTACTGCCGCCCACATTGCACCAAGAGCAACTCCTAGTCCTATAAGAGCGGCTTTTATGTTTTTGACTACACTATCAACAACTCCCCCAAGCCACTGAAATGCGTTAGATATTTTTGGTATAACATTTCCAAAAAATACATCTTCGAACTGATCTCGCATAATTCCAACAGCTTTACCAAAAGTTTCTGGTAGGGTTTTGATCTCTTCTTTCAAAGTTTGAAATAAAGATGGTTGATCTAATTTTCTAAATGCATCCATCTGTTTCTTAGTAATTTCAATTGTCTGTTCCGACCAATTAGGACCATATGTTTCTTTTATATATTTGTCTAATCCAGCAGTTCCTTTTGGACCAAGACCAAAAGCATTCTTCATCGCATCCTGCATTTTCTTACCGTCATCTTGTACTGTCTTTGCTGCTTGATCCGCTGCTTTGGACGCAGACGACATAGCGGCGTCAATAGCATCAGACACTGATTTTCCTGCTTTTCTAGCAGCTTCAAATGCATCAGCTTGCGCATCGGTAGCTCTTCTAGTAAAATCTTCAAGTTTCGCAGCTTCAGTCGCTTTTCGTCTCGCCTGTTCTTCTCCAAGATTTTTATCTTGTTGATAAAATCGTAAATAACGATCTGTTAACCTAGAAACTGTTTCTTCTTGACTTTTTACAGCTTCAGTCGCTGTTGTTACAGTTTCAGTCGCTTTTCCTGTAGATTCACTAATTTTTATAGACATTGAAGCAACAGCACCAGCAGCAGCACCGGTTGCTACCGCAGTTCCCTCAGCAACTTCTTTTGTTGCTGACATTCCTTTTTGAGTAGCAGTTGTAGCAGCGTTTAGTTTTTCAGCGTTAGTAGCAGCTAATCCAAGACCTGTAGCCGTACCAGTAGCAAACTCGCCACCTGCTTTTCCAGCAGATACAGCAGCTTTTTCAAAATTAGATACATTTTTCTCTGCATTTGCTAATGGAACTGCAAGTCCCGCTTCTACTTGTTTTCCAGTATTAACTAAAAGAGGAGCAATACCGGCAACAGTAGCTCCTACTTCAGATAGACCCACTTTACTAAGTTGAGAAACTTTACTAATTGATTCATCTAAAGCAGCGGAACTTCCTTTAGACATTGTAATTATAGAAGATCCAATAAGTGTTGAATTAGCAACAAGATCTGCAACAGACGATTTGTATTTAGAAGATATACTTTTACCCATAGTATCAAATGATTTATTGACATTAACTGATGAAGCAACAGTAGCTATTTCCCAATCATTAACAAACCTCTTCATGTCAGTAGTTGTTCTATTAAAATCATCGTAATTGGATTTATCCATCGTCTTAAACGAGTTCTGTATGTTAGTAGCCGACGTAGTAAATTGGTTCTGTAAATTTCTTAACTCAGTATCATATTTGGTTCTATCTAGAGTTAACTCTACATATAAAGCACCAATTTTTTCGTTAGTGTCAGCCATTTATTAGTATCTCCGCTGCTTTTTCTGCATTTTTTACTTCTTCTGTCTGAGAGTTATGATAATCTCTCTTTTCTGCTAATCTTTTTCTAAATGTATGTACAAGTCTAAGCATGTAATCTTTTCTTAAGTATTCAGGAACTTCCCATAAATCAAAAGCTAGATTTACAGCTTGTATATCTAAATCTACTACATCCATTCCTATTATAACTTGACCTGAAACAAGTTGATAGATTTCAAATAGTCTAAGGTTTTCTCCATCAATCTTTGGTATACAGTCTTCACATGGAGGTATGGGTGGATCTTTGTCGGAATAAAGGTCTATACATTGTTCACAAGGAGGATGAACTTGTGGAATGTTTTCAATAAACTGAACATACGCTAAAAATTTTCAGATGCTTTCGCTTCCTCTTCCCTTAACTGTGCGTTCAGATCATCTAAACACTTTGTAACGAATCTAGCAAACTTTACTGATCCATTCATAAGTTTCATTTTGTTCGCTGTTGAACACTCGATTTGATTCCCATCTTTATCTACGATTCCAGACCAACTACAAATACAATAGTCCCAGATTAACTGTCTCTGTTTAGATTCATCTGTTTCTTCCCAAGTAACTCTAACTCCCTGTCTGAAGTCAACTTTTTTCTTTGTTGTTTGTTTTGTGATTTCAAGTAACTTTTCAGAGTTACAAGTTCTTAAAGTAATTTTAGCTTCGTCTTCCCACGCAAACTCAACGCCTGGATTTAAATCCGAAAGGTCGAATTTCATTTTAGTCTCTCCTCTTTGGTTAGTTGTTTAAAACTTTCTGAATGTCTTTCCAAATCTGTTCCTTGGTTGGATAGATATCCTTGTTTTTGGATCCCCTATATGTTATAACTTTCCAACCATCTTCTTCTAACATCTTTTGTTTCTTAACATCTTTCGCTACATCTTCTTCTTTATGATGATATTGCCAGCCATCATATTCAATTACTACTTCTAATTTTGGAATTAAAACGTCTGGGTTACATTGTTTTTCTAAATGGTAGATCGCTGGATTCAAATATGTTTCTGGAAAAATCTTAACTGTTTCTTTCCAAATATGTTTCTGTGGTTTGGATGGATTTTTATTAAAACTATTCATATAAGCTGATCTTCCGTTTAACATCTCTTGCCTCAATTGTTCTTTAAACTCTTCATCTGGATTCCAACCTGTGTGTGTTCCGTTCTTTTCCATCGTTTGTTTCTTTTTCAATTTAACTTCAGATCTTCTTGATACATTCAAATTTCCAAGCATATACAAATGAGGTCCTGTGTTTTTCCCTTTAAGAGATTTACTTATCTTTTCTCTAATAGCTAAACAAGATCTTCGATCTTCGCAACAACACCATCTTCCATTCTTCAGTAGAAATTTAGCTTCTTTTCCACAATAAAAACACGAATTCATTCTCTTCTCCTTATTTTTTAGTATGTTCTGGAAGAGAATTTTAATTTCTTAAACAATGTAGTATTCTCAATACCACTCTCTTGGTAATCTATCTCTGAATCTAAACTTCATGATTCTCCTCCTTACATCAATCGTTTAGATCAAAGCCATCTTACCAACGATTTTACCTGTAATGGACACTTGTGCGACGCCTGCCTTATCAAACGTATAGTTGTCAACTTTTGTAATAAGAATGCAGGAACCGCTTTCGTTGGTCACGTCAGGAACTAGGTAACTTACAGTATTCACGTAGAATCTTAAATCAGTAAGTTTTGCATAGTTCTTACATGCTGACACGATCATTTGCTGACCATTTGCATCAGTTGGATCATACACACCCGTAAGTGTCACGGTCCCCCCGTCTCCAAGACCAACTTCATAGTGTTTCACAAAGTCACCAAACTCAGTAGTTTCTATTGTGTCCACAGTGAAGCCGTCCATGGTATAACTAGCGATACCAAGAACTTTGTTTGAACCAAGTGCTACCTTTGCGTACTTTCCAGTTAACGCAGTTGCTCTAGTCGCCATTGTCTACTACCTCCGTCGTTTTTTGCTCTTCTACTTCTTCATCCTGAAACTGTATTTCAGGAAGTTCTCCTCGCTGTTTTTTAGCCCTTACTATTATCTCATAAAGATCTGAGAAATTCCAGTTAACATTAAATTGAGTTAAATGTCCAACTTGACAAGTTGGATCTATCCAAATCTCATAACCAGCTTTCCTAGCTTTGGTGCAAAAGTAAAAATCTTCACCAACTATCTTTCCATGATGTTTCTTATCTGGATTTGGAATAACTTTGAACCAGGGTTTTGGTATATGTTTAAAAATTTCCATATTGAATAGCAAACATCCTGTTCCAGTAGCATCTACAGAGAATAAAGTATTTTTCATAATACATTCTCGTATTTCTACTTTTGAAACGTTAACATATTCGTTTATCTTCCCTCTGAATACAAGTAAGTCAAAGGGTGGCCATCTTCGAGGAATTAAAGGACCAACTATATCTACATTGTGTCCTAGTAACTTAACAAGTGTATCTCTTGGATAATCTTGATCTGAATCTAACATAGCTAAGTGAGTACACTTGAGTTCCCGCGCTCTTTCAACTATTCTGTTTCTCATAGATGGAAGATCGCCCAGATCTTCGCGAATCAATACAGTATTAGAAGGTTTTTCCATCATTACAAAAGAATCAAAGAATGCAGATGAAACCCAAGGAAAACTTAAAGGAACTCCAATCGCTAACTTTCTCTCCTTATGTTGTATCTCCTTCATGATCTCCTCCTGGTTTATTTGTTCGGTTATTCAGTTCCTTTGGTTTGATAATAAACTCTAAACGTTAGTGCATAAATCCAGATGTTATCGTCATCCATAAATACATTTGAATTCTCTAGTCTCATATACATAAATCCGTCCATATCCAAAGTACACCAGTTATATAAATCTTTGACATAACCGGAGATATTCTCTACTTCAACGGAACTATTCAGTTTTGAATAAACGTTAAATTGAACTAGAACTGAGTTATATTCTTCGTAAAAGTTCCACTCTTCGATATTTGATATGATATGATAAGTAGAATATGGGTAAGCAACTGGAGTTGGCGCCATTTCCTTATACAATCTCCCACCAACAGCTTCATTAAAATAATTTGGTAACGTATTGAATAATTCGTAAATAGCTTCAGACATTGATCTGGTTGACATTATATTTAAAATCCTCTAGTTCGTTTCTGTGGAGATACAACTGTTGTCGGATATGGTGGAGTTGGTGCTGATACTCCTGGATCTCTAACACCAAAAGATCTAGCTTTTTCTTTAGCAGGTCTTAACCACGGCCTCGGTCTCATCTTAGATGTTCCTAGTTCAAGATAAAGACCATACTTTTTATTAGTTCCAACTCTCACTGTAAAGTAACTTGGATTTGATGAAGAAGGTTCACCAACTATATCTACTCTTCCTCCACGATCACCAAGTCCACTCCAAGCTGTTGATATTGACGATTGTAATGCTTTTGTTTGAGTGTATGGTGGACTTCCCGGAGGACTATGTTTTCCTTTACCTTCTTTCATACTTAGTTTAGCATCTCGTTCTATTGAATAACCTATATTCTTTACTCTGGTCTTAGCTGGTTCAAGAACTTTTTCTCCAGCTTGTGGAAACCATTCTGATCTCATTATGTTACCTTCTGTCTAATTGTTAAGTCAAACAAGTACATCTTACGATTGAACGGACTATCAACTACCATGATATCATAAATATCGTTTGTTTTCTCATTTAAGAATCTATCTTTTTCTGTTGGGACAACATCTGTAAAAAAATAAGAATAAAATCTATGAGTTATAGTAACTGTTTGTTTGTCTCTTACAACAGTTTTATTCCCTTTCGCTGATGTAAGTACTCCCTTGACAGTCTTTTTAGCAATCCAAGACCTAGTTTGTCCACCCATGTTGTCGGATACGTCCCGATATTGTTCAAGCGTAAGTCTACTTTTAGGTCCTATCACTTGTGCTGTCTCCACATTATCTATCCTCTATTTTACCACAAAGTGTGACGAGTGTATTTGTCAAGTATCAGTTTAGCATCCAACGGAATATCAGTTTGAAAAGTCATCTTAATTCCCTCTAGAGAGTAGTCTGTGACAGAATATGATTCTTCATCTTTCTTCTGATAGTAGTGTTTGACAAGAATCTTAATTGCTAATTTCAAATCTTCGGGAACAGCTGTTGAATCGTATCCGCTAGTATAATCACAGAAGATGTTATTATGTCCTCTTGGAAATCCTCCGCTACGATATACTTGTCCTTTTTCTGGATAAACTTCGAACTGCCACTCGGGTTCATAAGGAATTGCAAGTGTTACTTGGTTTCTGTCTCTAGCATTCCAACCAAAGATAGGAATAAGATCATCTGATCTATAACTATTCAAATATGTATCTGTGCTATCAGCCTGCCACCCATTTCCAATTCCGTTGATAGCTGTGACCATATCACCAATAGTTAAAACTGAAGTAGAATCTGGAGCGAACAAGATTTTATTTTCTATCCCATCTTTGTATAGATATACATAAGTGTCAGTTACAGATACAGATGCGATAGTTGGTTTAGAGGTATTATATACATTTATACAATCTTGGATACTGATGCATAATCTCAAGAAGTTTATAATCGGCCAGTTTCTTAAATTCAAAATAGTTTGTGGCGGTCCTTCTCCATCGTATCTATCTAGTCTCCAGAATTTCTTGTAAAAAGTTCTTTTACAATACACATTCTGTACTATCTCTTCTATAGAATCTCTTAGATTAGCTATGATTGGATAAGCTGAATCTGAATCATCTTCTCCTAAGAATGCATAGATTTCATCATCACTAACAAGTGTTGTCATTGGTTATCCCTCTATAATCCGAATCTTAAGCTTTTCGTTTATTCTATCATCAGCAGCCGTATCAATTTCAAAAAATAAGTTATAAACACCTCCCAACACTCCACCACCTATCTGAACGTATATAAAAGGACTGTTAATTACTGGAGAAGCTATAACTATCGCAGTAGAATCACAAGTAATACCAACAGATGAGATTGAGTCTGCCGTAGCTAAACTGTCACTTTCATCTATAGTAATCGTACGAACGTCTGAGACGGGCTTGTTCCATACGTTAGGCGTAAGCATATTATATACCTCTCCATTCAGCAGTCGTGTTCTTTAACTCCATAGAAAATGGGCTGTCCAGTTCCTTTGAATATAAGACCAGGTCCACTTACAAAAGTTTTTCCTTGAGTACAGAGAAAATCTCCCCAAGGTTCTTCATCAAATACAACAACATCTTCTAAAATCGATAGATCTCTTTCTACAGACTTTTGAAATACTGGTTGAGCTTTGAATACTAAATTTTGTTCTCCAAAGAACGTTAGTTTGGGTTCTGATTTGAATAACATCTCATCTCCTTAATTTATACAAACTCCACCAACGTGACTTTCTGAAGCGTTTGCTAAACTATTAACTTTTAAGATACTAGTTCTAGAAACTCCAGCTACTTTAGCTAATGGGATAGTAAATATTACAACTACTTTTCCAGCAGCACCATCTCCACCAGGTAGAGGACTACCACTAGAATAAGTAGCTCCACTACCACCGCCACCAGCACCTGAATTAGCAGTTAGAGCAGAACCACCACCATAATATGGAGGCGCTCCGATTCCACCAGAACCAGTTACTGGTCCAGCACCACCATTTCCACCAGTTCCACCACTTTGAGGTAAACCTGCATTTCCCGCTGGAGAACCAGCTCCACCTTGAGCACCAGTCATAATACCACTACCGCCACCAGTAGCTACAACAGTAGGAGTTTTGAATCTAGATGTATATCCACTTTGTCCATCTGATCCATATCCTCCGCCACCTACTGCACCAACTACATACGCAACGTTAGATCTTGGAGTTACTACAACAGCAGTATCTTGTTTATATCCACCACCGCCACCCCCTCCACCTCCAGTAGATTGGGTTTTTGCAGCTCCTCCTCCGCCACCTCCGCCACCAGTAACTTGTGCAGTGCAGAGAACTACTCCACCAGGACATTTCCAGTTTCCACTTCCTGATGTATATGTTGTTGTTTTTGTAGCCATTATAGTGTTCCTAATCTTTTAGAAAACTCATAAAGTTTTTTATTTGTAAATTCGTTAAAGCACTGTTCGTCATGTAAGAAGAACTTGTAATTTTGTTTTAATACTTCTAACTCCAAACCTTCTTTACTAAAGTTATTATCGTATTCAGTATCAAGTCTAAACTCTTCTGGATATTCTATAATTCTTAAACAGTAAACTTTTTTAGAAGATTCTTCATCAGAAGTATCTATATTTAGTTGACAGTTATCACAAGTAAGTATCATTTTAGTTCCTCTTACACGTGTTCTACTTGAACTAGTTCAGCTTTAAATAATATTGTTGTAGCAGATAAAGCAACTCCAAGAATCTGAATAACATTATTAGCTGCACTTGGAGCTGTTTGAGTAAGAGTATTTCCGGTAGTTCCTGTAATAGTAAGATATATCAATCCACCTATCGTCCAGTTCCATGAATCATCTCGAATTATACCACTATATAAGTAAGTTCCAGATGATCCATTACCTATTGAAGCTTGTCCAACTATAACTGCAGCGTTAGCATTTGCAATAGCATCAGCTTTAGCTATGTTAGCAGTTCCATCAGACTTAATATAACAAGCGTCTCCAATATTTTGAGCTTGTGCAGAAGTTAGAGTTATTGTTTGTCCACTAACTGTATGATCAGATCCTGGACTTGTAAGAGTAGCTGCTAGTCCAGAATAACCCGAGATACCACTATATCCGCTAATTCCTGAGTAACCACTTGTTCCTGCACTTCCTCCAGCACCTGCTGTTCCAGAGTAACCCGAGATTCCACTATAACCAGAGATTCCAGAGTAACCACTCGTAGAAGTTAGACCAGAGTACCCAGATAATCCAGAGTATCCAGAGATCCCAGAGTAACCACTTATTCCTGAATAACCACTAATCCCACTATATCCGCTAGTTCCAGTTAGACCAGAGTAACCGCTAATCCCACTATAACCGGAGATACCTGAGTAGCCAGATATTCCAGAGTAACCACTAATCCCGCTATATCCAGAACGTCCAGAGTAACCGCTAATTCCTGAGTAACTAGAGTATCCTGAGATTCCACTATATCCACTTGTTCCTGAGTAACCGCTTGTTCCTTGGGGTCCACTTCCTATTAGTTGAACAGATAGATAGTTCCTATAGTTCGCGGAATTAGCATATCCAGAACTTGGAGCACCCATTCCCATAAGTACCCACAACTCTACATAATCAGTAGTTCCATTAAAATATAAAACATCTGAAACTTGTGAAGCTACACCATTAGCAAATCCATAGTTTGTATTTCCGTATGTAGTTCCTGTAGATTTTAAGTTACCATTTTGGTATAATTGAGCTTCAAAATAATCTCCTTGTTTCCCAGTTCCAATCCCTCCAAATTCAACTCTCGCAAGACCATTTACGTAGTAATAACCAGATGTTCCTGGAGTAATTCTTTTATTAACAGTATCACATGTACAACCAACATTAAAATCAACCGTATCTATATTAAACTTTTCTGGCGTGTCTGAATCTGAAACTGTAAAATTTTGAGTTGCAGTTAAATACATTCTAGCAGCTATATTACCTGGAGCTTGTCCAGAGTAACCTGATATTCCTGAGTATCCAGAAGCACCTTGATATCCAGCACCAGCATCATAACCAGAAATACCAGAATATCCACTAGTCCCTACAACCCCTGAATAACCAGACGTACCAGTTGTTCCTACGATACCTGAGTATCCTGAGACTCCACTATAACCACTTATTCCAGAATATCCACTAGATCCAGGACTTCCAGATCCATCTATTCCCGAATAACCAGAGATACCAGAATAAGAACTAAATCCCGAGTATCCTGATGTACCATCTACTCCTTGAATTCCTGAGTAACCACTTGTTCCAATTATCCCACTATATCCTGAGATTCCAGAGTAACCTGACGAACCTACAATTCCACTGTATCCTGAAATACCAGAATATCCGCTAGTCCCTATAATACCCGAGTATCCGCTGATGCCTGAGTATCCACTAACTCCGCTATACCCAGATGTTCCTGTTATACCTTGAACGCCTGAGTAACCAGATACGCCGTCAGCACCCACACTCCCACTAAAACCAGAATAACCAGAAGTACCTGCATTTCCTTGTACCCCCGAATAGCCACTTGTTCCTACTAGTCCACTATAACCACTGATACCAGAGTAGCCAGATACTCCACTGTATCCAGAAAGTCCGGAGTAACCACTTACACCATCTATTCCTTGTACTCCAGAATAACCACTTGTTCCAACTACTCCAGAATAACCTGAGACTCCAGAGTATCCCGATGTTCCAACAATACCAGAATATCCACTAACACCATCAACTCCGTAATGTCCAGAATAACCAGACGTTCCAACTATTCCACTATACCCACTAATTCCTGAGTAACCGCTAGCTCCATCTACTCCATAATGACCACTATATCCAGAGATTCCAGAATAACCCGAACCACCCAAAGACCAACCAGAAGAAGTACCATAATAAATCATTCCGTCAGCTTTGTTGTACAAAAGTCTAGCTTCATCATCAGAAGTCCACGACGGTAAACTATTAACTTCTTGTAAAATTAGTTTACCTTTTGAATTTATTCCATAGTATTTCATTCGTTACTTCCTTTTAGATGATACCTGGGTCCTGAAATAGTAAGGGTCCTGACCGTGATTGAACTACTGGTCCTGTATATGTTATCCGAAGATAGAACATTGATATGTAATCCTCAAAAAGAACACCATACAAATTGCTATCATACACATGAAAATCTGTAGGTAGTATATTGTTCCAATCATATATTTGACCAGCTTTAGTACAATCAAAGAAAAAGTCAGTATCCACACCTGTTAGACTTGCGCTATGTGTTCCTGGTGATGCAAGATACGGACTAGTAATAACCACTGGAGTTGCAGTATGAGCAGCGCCAGTTGTTTTTGCTCTAATACCGCCTTCTACTTTTGTTATTGCTGACCACAAATGAGGTACCACTATAGGAACATTCAACGCAACTAAATTGTATGAATAGTATTGATTTACGTTAATTGTTACAGTAGCGTATGTTCCTACATTCCCATCAAATGCATAATTTACATTAACCCAAGGTACATCACTGGGTCCCGAATGTTGAGCTTGTGTCCCACTATTATATACAAAAGTAACTGTATTAGTA